GACCTCCACCAGCGCCTCGAAGATAGACCGGGTCAGGCTGTTCAAGTCCGCAGGCTCGAAGCGCCCTGTCCGGATGGCAGTCGCGGCGTCATAGACATTCACGACACCCTCGAGCCCGACGAAGATGTCCGGCCCAACCTTCTCGGCGAACCAGGCCGTGAGCGCCCGAAGGTCGTGATGCTGGCGCGTCAGAACCGCGTTGAACCCGGTCTTTTCCGGCCTCTCGGCCAGCAGAGCTTCAATCCAGCGCCGCTTGTCAGGGTCGTCTAATGGATCCGGCCCGCGCAGATGCTGCCCGGGCCCATCATGCGAGATCGTGATCGCGATGTCATGCGCCGCGATGAAGTCAAGCTTTTCACGGTTAAGGAGCGAGCCGTTGGTGATGATCGAGAAGCGCGCTGTCGGGAAGCGCGCGGCCAGCGCCGGGATCAGCCGCTTGATCTTTGCCCAGTAAAGGAAGGGCTCCCCGCCCCAAAGTTCGATCTTTTCCGGGGCGTCGGTGATCCAACTGTCGAGCTGGGTCAGGAAGTGCTCGACATCGGCCAGCTTCGAGACCGTGGCATCGGCGATCTGAAACGCTTGGCTGCAATAGCTGCAGGCATAGTTACACGAGAGCCCGAGTTGAATTTTCAGGATGCGGGGAGCGCGGGATTTTCCGAGGGGCTTGTCTTTGGCCACGCGGGCGACCTGCGCAAATTTCCCTGGCTCGACCGGCAGCGGCAGCCCTTCGCATTCGGAGGTATGCGGGTTGTAGCGCACCTGGTGACGGCTGCCGTCACGCGCTTCCAGTTTCAGATCGAACCACATCAGTCGAATAGCCTTTCCTCGATCGCCACGGGGAGATTGACGCGAAAGTTCGCGACGACCTGCACATGCGGCGCGCTCCCCTCGTAGGGGTGCTGGTTGTGGGGAATGTGGGAGGGGAAGAAGACCGAGAGCCCCGGCCGAGGGTTGACCGAGTAGCCATGGCGGCTCTCATAAGGCAGCCGCCCCTCATCGAAGTAGCGCGAGGGATCCTCGATCACGAAGCGCGGGGTGCCCACGCTGTTCACCTGCTGGCCCGACCCACTGCCGGTCAGGAAGTGGACGCAGGTCAGGTCGCCCTCGCGGCTGTCCTTATGGGTTGAGATGAAGCCACCGGGCTCGATGACGAGGGCACGGTTTTCGCAATGGTCGGGGTCGAGATATTTGGCCCAAGGGCCAAGAACAGCCCGTGCGCAGGCGAAGAGATGGGCCTTCAGCGCCTGACCGGCTTCGCTCCGCTCGAGAATGCCACGCACCCGGCGTTTGGCAGCGCTGAGCGGACTGGCGGTGCCATCACCCCCAACTGCCGCAAGGGCCTCGTCCGCGAGTTGGCGATTGACCTCCCAGTCCACGGGGGTTTCAAAAAAACTGACATGGGTTGGCCAGAGCGCAAGGTTTGTCTGCTGCACTTCCATCGTCAGCACCGGCAGGCGCAGTTGCAGTTGAAGTAAGCACGGTTTGCCGTGACCGAAACGGCCCCTGTGGTTCCACCTCCCGAGAGGCTGGCAACATAACAGTTGGCTGTGCAATTGCAGTTACCGCCACCGCTGCCACTGACGGCTGTAAAAGGCGACCCCGTCGAGGGAGTTCCGTTGGCGACAGTGACGGCGGTGATGTCACCGGTGCCGATCGCGGGCTTGTTGGCGATGCGCGACCAGTCCACGTTTCCGCTGTCGTCGATCACGATCGTTGTTCCGACCTTATAGGCCATGGCTGCCTCCTTGCGCCTGATGGGCCAGGATCTCGGAGAGACTGGCCTTGCAGTGGGAATTCGGGAGTTCGAGCGAACAGAGGACCGGAATGCACATCCGCTCCTCTCCCTCGAAATAGGTGCTGTCATGGGGAACATGGCCCTCGAAGACGAGCATGGAGCCCGAGTGCGGCTTGACCGCATACCAGCCGCCGACATAGGCGTCCGGGTTGTTGCAGGGCCAGAGCCGCTTGCCGACATTGGCTGGATCGTAGAAGCGCACCGAGCCACGATGGAGAGAGGTCTCGGGGCAGTCCGCATCGAGCATCACCCGAGGGTAATAGGTGCAGACAATATCGGTCTGGATGTGCGTGTGCGCGTTGATTCCGACGTTTTCCCGCGCGGCTCGGCGCTGCCAGAAGGTGTCTGACATCATCCTGATCTCGCCGGTATGGTCGTATCCATACGCCAGCAGCAAATATTCCCGCACGGCTGCCGCCACCATTTGCGCCAGAACGACGATGGCTGGGTCCTGTCGGTCCATCAGGAAGTTGTGGCGCAGATGACCGAGATGGTTGGTCTGATCGCCAACGTTGCGGCCATCGTCCGTGTCCTGAATACGGTTTGCCACTGCGTCCTCGGCTGCCAGCGCGTACAGGTGGTCATTGAAGCCCTCGGGCATGTCCCAATGCTTGTGCATGACGAAGGCTGGGTAAATCATCTGCAGCTCAGTCGTGGTCGCGATCTCCATCACACGACCTCCAGGATGATCTTGCCGATCGCGGTGTAATGCTCGGTGTTGATCTTGACCGCGATCTGGTCGCCGGGGCTGAGCCCCAGCGCCTCAATAGCAAAACTGCCGACCCCGCTCGCATTTGTCGTCAGCCGCCGCTTGGGCAGATAGCCGGCGTCACTCTCGAGCTTCAGCGCCAGTTCATGGGCGCAGGGCGCGCCATCTCCATTCCAGCGGAGCGCGATCGGCACCTCGGCCCGCCCACCCGTGGGAACCGAGAGTGCCGCAGGGTCAGATGGCACCGCGTGGAAATAGAACTGCTTGAACCACTGGCCGTCATTCGGGATCGTCGCGTCATCAATCCTGCCCGCGACGGTAGTGCCGTTCAGAAGGATCGGATCCTGATCGCAGAGGATCTCGATCCGGGCCGAGGATAGCGGCCCCTTGATCGGCATGAAGATCACCAGCGCATTCGAGGCCTGCATGCGCGCACGGTGGCGAAACGACAGGTCGACCTTCTCTCGCGCGGATTGGGCAAAGCGGTTGCGCCAGGGCTGCGGAAACCCCGCATTGTCAGTCATGATGTCGATCAGAGCGTGATCGGTGATTTCGTCATGGCCGCGCATTCCATCGAGGAAGACATAGGATCGGCCTTTATAGATCCCGCCATGGGTACAGCCCGGCAGATCGGGCACAAAAAGCCCATTGCCCCGCATATCAACGAAGCCAGCGCCCCGTTCCTGGTCAAAGGGCGTGGCGAGTTCCGCCGAGAGGTCAGCCCATACCATCGCTCCGACGCTGCTGCGCAAGCCCTCGCCAGCCTCGCTGCGCGCAAAGACGGCAATTCCGGCGTAGGTGTCCTGGACATCGACGGCATAATGCAGCGGCGTGCCCGTGTTGTAGATGACATGCAGTCCGGTCTCGATCACGGTGCGGTCCTTTTAAGCTGGTCGACCTCCTGAGCGAGGTCCTTGATGGCCTCGACGAGGAGACCCACGAGATTGCCGTAAGCGAGGCGCAGCACGCCCTCCGTCTCCACAACGGCCTCCGGGGCGACCGCCTGCACATCCTGTGCGATGAGGCCCATCTGCCGGGTATCACTGCCCGCCATGGTGAAGGTGACGCCGGTCAGCGCCTGCACCTTGGCCAGCGCACCTGCGATGGGCGCGATGTCGGATTTGAGCCGTGCGTCCGACGAGGAAACGAAGTTGGGCGCAGTCACCACACCGCTGAATGTCGCTCCTGATAGGCGTGCGAAAGCGCTGGCGTGGCTGCCATCAAGCAAGTCGGCATCAATTCCAGACCCAGAGCCATCCACCGTCACCAGTTTGGCACGCACCTGCGCCGCGGTGTCCGGCGAGCCGTCTGCTCCTGCGGGGCCTTGTGGACCGGTTGCACCGGTTGGGCCCGTAGGACCTGCAGGTCCCTGCGGTCCTGTCGGACCAGTGGCGCCAGTATCACCCTTGGGGCCCGTGGCACCGGTTGCCCCCGTTGCACCGGTTGAGCCTTTCAGGTTCACATAGGCGCCCCAGGTGGACCCATTGAAAAAACGCAGACTGGTGCCGGACCATTGATGCGCTGGTGTCGGTCCTGTGGCGCCCGTCGGACCCTGAGGACCTGTCGCGCCTGCATCACCTTTTGAGCCTGTTGCCCCGGTCGGACCTGCTGGACCTTGCGGTCCAATTGGGCCGGTGTCGCCCTGAGGCCCAGTTGCACCGGTTGCCCCCGTGGCACCAGTTGCCCCCTTGAGATTGGCGTAAGCGCCCCAGGCTGTGCCAGAATAAAACCGAAGGCTCGTACCAGACCATTGATGTGCCGGTGTTGGACCCGTGGCACCTGTTGGGCCCTGCGGACCCGTTGCACCTGTCGCGCCAGTATCCCCCTTTGGTCCTGTTGGCCCGGTCGCACCTTGGGGACCGGCCGGTCCCGTGGGGCCTTGCGGCCCAGTCTGTCCGAGTTCGATCACGGTTTCGGCGCCGGAGACGCGTTTCAGGAAGAGCTTTCCGTCAGTGACATTTACGGCGAGTTCTCCGGCAGCGAGTTGCGCCGTGCTGGGCACCCGGCCGGCCACGGTGCTGCGTTTGACCAAAACGGTGTTTGCCATGCTTAGAAGGTCCCACCATCAAGTGTGATCCCGTTGATCGCCCCACCGGTGATCGCGACATTGTTGGCCGCTTGCGTGGCGATAGAACCCAGCCCGAGGTTCGACCGCGACGTTGCTTTATTGGGGAGGTCGGACAGGTTCGATGCTGCGGAGAGCTTGCCTGCCAGCGCGTTTGTGACCGTGGTCGCAAAGTTCGGATCATCTCCCAGCGCTGCGGCCAACTCGTTCAGCGTATCCATGGCGCCAGGAGCGGCATCAATAAGCGCACCGATGGCGGCAGCCACAAAGGCTGTTGTCGCAATCTGCGTTGTGTTCGTACCGGCCGTTGCCGTGGGGGCCGTCGGCGAACCTGTAAGGGCAGGTGATGCGAGAGCGGCCTTTGCATTCAGTGCTGTCTGTAGCCCCGTTACCTGCGCGATCGAATGGCTATGGCTGGAGGGCGTAAAGCTCGTTGGTTTGCCCGTGATCCCAGACCAGGGCACGGCATCCGCGGTTTCCGCCGCGTCTACCTTGCCGTCATTGTCCGTGTCATAGGTAGATTTTGACATGTCGCCGGCGCCAAAGCCGGCAATGGCGTCATTGACGAAGGCCGTCGTTGCAATCTGCGTCGAGTTCGTGCCCGCGACCGCCGTCGGCGCCGTGGGTGATCCCGTGAAGGTGGGTGACGCCAAGGGCGCTTTCGCCGATAGCAGACTGTCGACCTGCGACTTGCGAACAAGATCGGTCCCGCTGCTGGCATCTTGTCCAGATTTTGGCACGAGAGAGAAGGTTTTGGCCCCACCAACTGTCTGCGTGCCCACCAGCGCCAGAAAGCCACCACTCCCTGCCACGGGCAGAATGGAGGTCGCATTGCCGCTGCCATCGTCGCCCTTGCCGACATAGACAGTGTTGTCGACCTCGTTATGGGCCAGTTCGCCGGATTTCAGTGCTGCGGGCGCACCCGCCACGCCGGAGACGCGGCGTTTGAGCTGGATCGTATTGGCCATCAGAAAAATCCTCCATTGATGGGGGCGTCGGTGGGCAGGATCGTGATGCCCGGATCACCTTGATCGCCTTTGTCGCCTTGTGGGCCTGTCGCCCCCTGCGGTCCTGGCTGGCCGCCAAGCCGAATACGGAATGGCCCGTTTACAACGCGCACCTTGATCGGCGCGGTGATAGTGATCGGGCCTGTCTGCCGGATCGCTTCACTCATGGGCTCAGCCCTCGCGTCACCGGCAACATCACGGGGACTTCGAGAAGAAAGCCCAGGTGTAGGTCTGGCTCGAGATCGGTGCGTACCAAGTCCAGCACAACGCGCCCAGGCGAGAGCACTGCGGTTTGGGACGGCGCCAAAGACAGTTCCAACACAGTCTCTGTGATGTGCTGTATCCCGCCATCTGCGCTGGACAGTTCTGCAAGCAGCGTCGGATCACTGGGTTTGAGGCGCAGATGGCCGGCATAGCTCGCGGCCTCAGCAAAGACTGGTGCCTCGGCCTCAATCTGCAGCCGCCAGGCGTAGCCGATGAGAATGGCTGGGCCTTCGCTCAAGGTGGCAATTGTCATGGTTGCCACCCGCAGAGACGCGCGCCTACCTCGTTATGGGCGACGATCTGCGCCAGAGTGCCGTCGCTCAGCAGGTCCTGGCGCGAGGGGTGAATAGGCTCGGCCCAATCGCAATCGTCCCGCAAACCTCGCGGGTCAATCGCGCATCCAGCGGTCAGCCCGACGCTCAAGATCGGTACGATCAGTGTTTTGAAGGTCATGACGGATGTCCTTGGACGTTTGCAGCGCGCGGACACGGGCATCGGCGCGGCGGATGGCGAGGTCGGCCTCTGCGGCGTGCTTGCCCTGCCGGAGCAGGATCCAGACTGCGACGCCAACGGCGGCAACAGTCGCGCCCCAATAAGCGAAGCGTCGACCAAGGCCCGTGAACAGCATGGTCAGGATGGCACTCATGCGGGTACCCCCGGTGAGAGGGCCAAGCAGCGCGTATCGAGCAGCAGTACGGTTTGCCCGCGCGCATCGGCGCTGGCCCGCATGTGATCATGTGTGCGGACAGCGGCATCTTCGCAGGCGATAAAGTCAGGAAAGCGAACTGGGCTGATCCCACTGCCGCAGTCAGGCAGGCTGTCGCCCGCGATGCAGGAGACAACGATCAAGACCCAGGTCATGGCGTTTTCCCCGAGCGATAGTCGTCGATCCGGGCCGCCTTTGCGTGCCGCGCATAAACGACCACGCCAATGAACACCGCCGCACCGATCCATGGCAGTGCGTTGGAGAGCCAGCTTTCCAGCCCGATCAAGGTGAACACGCGTCCTGCCATGTCTCGGGCCTGTTCGGCCTCCACGAGTGCAGGCGCGATCTGGCTGCCGATCGATCCCGCCGCGCCAATGACACCGAGACCGATCTGCGCATTGGATGCTGTTACGATCCGGCTTTCGGCGGGCGCGCCAGATGCCCTCTCAGGTGCGATTTCGCGAGGAGCGGTATTTTCCAGTGCTTCGGTCAGCGCAACGTCGATGATGGGCACGAGGGCCAGGTCGTTGTCCTGCCGAAAGGCCAGGATGGCAGCGCGGGTGCGCGGCCCGATCTTTCCATCGATCTGACCCACCTCGTGATAGCCGAGGTCTTTCAGACGCCCTTGCACCTCCTCGACGGACATCGTCACGCTTGGCGCGACACTGCCCGAGCGCCGCACCCCGAGGAGCTTGGAAAGCGGGTAGCGCTTCACATTGACGGCGTCGTCCTGGTTGCCGCCAAGGCCCCAAACCCAAGCGCCCTCGATCCGGTCGATGAAGAACACGTGGCCCTGCCAGCTGGAGGAGCCGCGCGGGATTACACCGATGTCGCCCTGCTGGGCATCCACCACTTCCACAGGCACACCCCAGTCGAGATAAGACCGTGCGGTCAGCTTGCGTGTCGAGCGGATGCCAGCCCTCTCAAAGCAGTGTCCGACGAATGCAGCGCACCAAGCCACAGAGTCATGCTCGACCCAATCCTGGCCGACCGAGGCATACATTTCCATGATGACGGGATTGTCGGCCGGGCCCGGGCCCTCGGTCGTGCCGATGTAGCTGCGGGCGATATCGAACGGCGTCATGGTCTTCTCCCATGCAAAGGAAAACGCCGCCCCGGATGGGACGGCGTGTGTGATTTCTGTGAGTGGTGGACGGGTTATTTCTTGCGGCAGAGCCAAGTAGCCAGCAGAGCTTCGGCCCCGCGGGGCCCGAGATAGGCAAGCGTTGCCACAAACCCTGTCGAGACCGGCTGCGACAGGCCGATGTAACGCGCCGCCGCCTCCCCGATCAGGGCCATGCCGACGGCGACGGGGATTTCCCAAAGGAGTTCCTTGCCAAAGAAGCGGCGGTTGCCGAGCTTCACCTCGCCTGAATGCCACATCAGCCGGCCGGTAAAGGCGCCGATCAGCGTGGTCACCGCGCCTCCGAAGACCGAGTTGATCATGTCAATGAACCCACCATCATTCATGGGCGTGCCTCCTCAAGCGCCGCCACCCGGGCGGCCAGTTCCTTGACGGCCTCGATCAGAAGGCCGGTGATATTGCCGTAAGCGACAGAGAGCTGACCGGCCTCGCCGTCGCGGACTACTTCGGGCAGCACGGTCTCGACCTCCTGAGCGATGACGCCGATCTGGCGGCTTCCATCCATGGTGAAGCGCACGCCGCGTAAGGCGCTGACCAAGGCCAGCGCATCGGCGATGGTCTCGACCTCGGATTTGAGCCGCGCGTCTGAGGAGGACACAAAGTTCGGGGCGGTCACGACACCCGTGAAGGTCGCGCCGGACAGCGCCGCTTTTGCTGCGATCGCTGCGTCATAATCGGCTGCGGATTTCGTGGCCATTGTCCCGAGGCCAAGGTTCGTGCGTGCCACGGCCGTGTTTGTAAGCCCTGCCAGATTACCTGCCGCATCGAGCAGCGCGTCCCAGCCCGTATTCGTGGCGTTCCTGCGCCTGAGCACCGGTGGTGATACCGAGGTATCGACCCAGAGCATACCTGCCGTCGTCGCTGTTGGCGCCGAGGCCCCGGCACTCGTCGATTGCAGGGCGGCGATCACCTCATTGATCCGCGCCCGAACGGCCGCGCCCGCGTCGTTCGCAATTGTAAAACTCGCTGTCTGGGGCATTTCAGCGTTTTCCGTTCTCAATCAAAATGGCGTGCAGGCGTTCGCGTTCGAGGCGCAGCAGAGAGGCAGCGAAGGCGTGTGCCTTAGGAACGGAAAGCGCGTTCACGCGACCTCATCGGCATAGAGCCGTAATTGGCTGACGATGGGCGTGTAGGACGCGTCCTTCGTCGTGAGATGCGCCCGCGCCTCTACCGCGCGGGCCTCGATTTCGTGATTGTCGAGACGGCCCCAGGGGCCCCAGTTCGGTGAAGCGGCCGGATCGTCATCGGTCTCGCGGATCTCGAAGAGCACGTCGATTTCTGCACCCGCTGACCCATCAAAGTCGGCCCATGTGTCCATGAGCGCCGTGCGCGCATCGATCCGGTCGTTGAGCGCCAGTGCCGCCACGCCGATTTCCGAGCGGAGCCGCACGCGTTTCACGGCTCCGAGATCAAGCCCAGTGGCAAACCCATATTGCCCGTCCATTGCCGTCACCTGCGTCACGCTATTTGTGGTCGCCGTGGCCAGCGTCAGCGTCGAACCCGTGACCTGCAGCCCAGATTTTGGACCGACAAAGCCGGGATCGGCCTGCAGGAAGTCCAAGGTCGAGAAGGCCAGAACCTGCGCGCCCTTGGTCGAGACCCGGGTCTCAGGCCCGGCGCGGCCGCCGCTGTCCTCCGCGCGCACGAGATAGGTCCCAGGTTTCAAAGGCACGACGGCGATGGCCTCGCCGCCCGAGACACGGTCCATCGAATAGCTGTCCGCCCAGGTGGCCGTCGCTTCTTTCGAATGCCGGATCACGATGTTGCCACCGACACGGACATCGGGATCCGCCGACCGCGTCCATTTAAGGATCGCAAGTCCGCCCGCCGTTTGCAGCGTCACATTCTCAAGCTGTGCCGGTGGGGCGGTGAGACCGAGGATTTCAACCGCTGTCTCCTGCCAGGGCGAGGAGACGCCCAAGACCGAGATCGCTTTGACGCGAAAGGACCAAGCTCCGGGGGCGATGTCGCGGATTTCTAGCGTGTTGCCATCCGTCCGCCCATAATCGATCCATCCGCCGATCCCGCCTTGCCGTGCCTGTAGCTGATACTGCGCCACGAAGCCGGATGGCGACGCCGCCCAAGCAATCCGTGCCAGCACCTTTAGGCCGCCCCCGTCCCGCGTGACATAGAGGTCTTCGGTGACCTGCGGAGCGCCGGGTGCCGGGATGTCATAGGCGTTGGGCAGCGTTGTTCGCGGGGCGGCCGCATAGATTTGCTGCTCGGACGCTGACCAGTCATAGACCAAGGGCGAGGTTTCGCGCAGGACCAGTTCAGGCAGGAGCAGCGCCCCATCGCCCGATGCGGTTAGATCAAGGCTCACCCCGTGCACCTCAAAGGGTTTGGCGGCAAAGCCCCAACGAGCATAAGAGAGCGTCACCACATCCCCAACGGTAGCCGCCCAGGCCGAAAGCTTGCCCGACAGCCGCACCGTCATCTGCCGACGTGCGCGCTCAAGCTCGATCTTTGCCAGCCGCTGCGCCATGGCAGCCGAGATCGTAAAGGGCAGGGAGATATCGCGCCATTTTCGCTCGCCGCCATCCTCAGCGAGGTAAACATCAGAGGCATAGGCCGGGAAGTCATCCGGCTGCCAATCGTTCTCGGGGCTGACGAACTGCCCACGCACGCCGTTAAAGTTCGACGACATCGTCACGCGCGTCGCGAGCGTCAGCCCGCCTTCGCGGACATGGTCCGAGGTCAGCGCGACATCAGGCGCGCGCCATGCCCCTGCATGGATGCGCCAGGACCCGCTCGAGAAGGCGCAGCGCCCGGCGAAGCTCGAGAGCATTCCCTCGATGATCGTCTTCGGAACCTCCGAGAGGGTGATCACCCCGTTGCAGGCATAGCGCGGCTCCGATCCACCTCCGGCGAGGGGAACGGTCTCGTCGCAGATGTTCGCCGCCTCGACCAAGGACATCTCGTCAATCCCGTCGGGTTGGCCGATGCGCGCGCCGATGCCCCAGGTCGGATTAGCCATGTAATCAGCCAAGCAAAGGGCGGGGTTTTCCGAATAGCCCGCGGTTTGCGTCCGCGGGTCCCAGATGTCGTCCTTGCCCTCGAGATCGACCGTGATGTTCGGGATCCCGCCCGGGAAGACGTCCTGGTCATAGGTGAGGCGCAACCGGATCGCGGCACAGCCCCGCAGCCGATGGTTCTCTGTCCACTTGTCCGGCAACGCTGCCTTGAGGCCGGCGAAGGCGGTCTGGTTGGCGGCCCCCAGTTTCTTCTCGACGACGACCTTTCCGGCCCAGCGGCCCTGCGCAGTCCCGGCGGCATTCACAGCCACTTCGCCTTCGAAATAGATCGCGCCGATCGATTTGACCCGATGTGTGGCCAGCACGATGACCAGATCGAGGAACTTGTTGTCCGACCCCGAGGAGTGCAGAAAGACGATGACCCCGCCCTTGCGCGTGCGGCCGTAGACGAGATCGCGCGGCACCACGGGCTCGCGGATCGTCACCGTCCGCGGCTGCATTGTGGTTTGCGGCTTTGGCATCAGGGCCTGCGCCGCGTATGACAGAAGCAGCGTGCCTCCGATCCGCAAGAGCGCGGCACCAATGCCGCCCGCAGCCAATACGCCGCTGATCGCCCCCGCGATCGCGGTGACGGCTGTCACGATGAAAGGCATGGAGAGTCCGATACGTTAGGTGTCATCGTACCCCGTCAAGGACGAATTATTTGAAGTGCTGTTGACCAAGGAATGATCAGAGCCACGTTTTTAGCCACTCAACGTTCATCAGGGCGCCAGCAGAGCCAAGAAAATGCGCGCTGAACTGAAGTTGTGTGGCTGGATAAGGGCAACGTTGGACCCGGCAGTCCCAAGCTGCCGAACCGCCAGGTCCACGTTAGACCCTTCGCGCGGTCCGGGAAGGGAGGCCTGGGCCGCGCACTTGGTGAATAGTTGCTCCATGTTCAGATCAAACACGCCATGCGCGCCGGCAAGCCGTCAACGGCACGGTCACAAGGCCCGCGGGCGCCATGCCGACGGCGCTGGCCCCAGTGCAAATGCCGAAGCCAAGACCGGTGTCGGCCAGAACGATATCGCCGCGCCGAGCGAGAAGAACAGCGGGGCGCGGTTCGCCCAAGAGAGTGCGGCCCATGTCCTCAAGCGAGGCCCAGCCCAGGCGGCGCATAACACGCTCGCCGCCGAGCGCGGTGGTGTAGCGCCCGCGCCAGCGGGCCGCGACATCCGCACCGCCGGTCAGGATCATGCGCGTCTCAAAAGCGAAGGTCGGGCAATCGTGGACGCCCCAGACAAAGGGCTTTGCCCGAGCGGTATCGATCGCCGATGCAAGCAGGCGTTCCCAGTGGTCAACGCGGGAGCGCATCATCCGCGCCCCCAGGTGATTTCGCGGTCCTGGATCGCTGTGACGTACTCAAAACCGAGATCGCCGGAGAACAGCACCTGTTGGCTCTCAAGGGTGTAGCGCCAGCTCCGCGCCACGGTCAGGTCGATCAACCGGCTCTCATAGCTGATCGTGATCGTGCAGGTGTCGGCGTCATCCTTGATTTCTGGCACATCGAGCCGGCCCGAGAAGGCCTGAACCGGATCAGCGATGATGCTGCCATCTTCGGCCATAAGCCCCAGCCAGATCCTGCCCGGCAGACCCTGACGCGCCTCATCAATGGCCATTTGCACAAGGTCCAGCGGCACGCCGGAAAGCGACACCGCCGTGCCGCCCGCCACGACCTCGCCGGTTTCGTCTAGGGAGCCAAGGCCCAAGAGCGACCCAGCCCCCGCCCAGATTTGGCTGTTCCAGCTGACTTCTCCCAGACCTGACCAGATCCGAACCCAGCCCGTCGCAAACTCGCCCTCGAAGAAGATGACAGGCCGCAGGCTTTGATCGGCCAGCGCAGTGGCGAAGGCGAGGGTCAAATCACGGCTCATCAGAGGGCCCTCGCTGGTTAAAGGGCTTCGCGGGCGGAGATCGTGAAGCGGTACTGATCCGCCCGACCGATGACCGAGGGGACCGCGGCCGTTAGCCGCAACAGGACCGACGGGGCATCAAGGCCGAGAAGCGTGCCGACCGGGACTGAGGCCCGGAGCGGCGGCACGAAGGCGAGCGTGGCCTCGCTGCCGATGGGCGTCACATCCGCCGTCAGCTGATAAAGCCGCGTGGTGGCATCACTGCCCAGCTGGAAGAAGTCCCCGGCGCGCAGCCCAAGTCCCCATCCGGCCGTGCGCAGGGTTGATGATCCCGCAACCTGCGCCTCGGTGACGTAGGGATTGCCCGCCGCCAACGGCACCTCGATCGATGGATCGGGGAACAGGAACCGGCCCCGCAGTCCACCAAGGGCGGTGAAGAAGGCCGAAAGCCGCCGAGCATTAGCCCCTTGGGTCACCGCCATCTCGATCTGGTATTCCCACCACGATGCACCCCAATCTTGGATCTGGGACGTGCCGGTAAAGGGCGAGCGCGCCTCGGCGACAGACGTAACCAATCGCCGCTCGAGCGAGGTGACGAGCGTCAGCGGCAAGACAGGAATGGCCATCTCAGATCACCTGACCCCGGCGTCGCCCATCGGCCACGCTCTCTTTCGCGATACGGGCGATCTCCGGGATGGCAGCCCGAAGCCGTGCATCGATCTGCTCGGCCACACCCATCTGCGCCCCGCGCGCGTCGATGTTCACGGTTACGCCCGATCCAGTGCTGCCGCCCCGGCCATAGTTAGCCGCCTCGCGCCGGTTGAGCACCCGTTCCCCACGCTGCAGGATCGTCGGGACCTCGTCGGGGCGGAGACCCGCCCAACCGCCGGAATGCATCCGGGGGGCACCAGCGAAGGCCATCGCGGGCACCTGCCGCATATGGCCTGACAGCCCAACGATGCCGCCCGCATGCGAGACGGCCGCCGCGACGGACCCGCCACCAAAGATGCCAGAGAGCGCCGAGGCGATGGGCCCCAGCACCGCGCGCTTGAACGACAGAACCGCAAGGTCCGCCAGGATCGAGCGGACGAGGCCCTTGAAGTCGAACTTGCCGGTCTCGACGAAGCTTCGGAATGCGCTTTCTGCGCCACTGAAGGCACCGGTCAGGGTTTCGCCGAGGCCTCTGCCCCAGTTCAGGGCATCTGCGGCATAGGCTTGAAGAGATTCTGAGACCGCGCGCCACCCAGTGGCGATCCGATCCCCGGCGCTGCCCGCTGCCCCTCCTGCGCGCCCCATGGCATCCGACAGACGATCTGCTGAGGCAGTCGCCTCATCCAGCGCAGCCGCGCCTTCTTCGCCGGTGCCCGCAACGGCATCGCGAAGCGCGCCCCAGGAGACAAGCGGTGCCGTCGCGCCATTCGCGAGGTCCGTGGCGGCACGCCGGTAAATATTGGCCGTTTCCAGTGAATCCGCCGCAATGCCATCAAGGCCGAGGTCGGGGGCCGTGAGCGGGTTATCTTCGAATGCGCGCCGAAACGCCTCTGCTGCGGCTGTTCCAGCATCGGCTGAGGCGCCTTCGAAGGGGTTCGGAATATCGCCGAGACTGATTTCGCCAATCTCGCCGAAGGTCGTTTCAATGCCCACAGCGGCCAGTGCATCGCGAATGCGCCCGGTGAAGGCGTCGATCCGGCGGATCGCGCCGTTCAGCATGGCCTCGATCCCGTCGAGCATGCGGTTGGCAGCCGAGAAGACCAGGTCGCCGATCACATCCGGCAAGCGCGACCAGATTTCGCGGACGGCCAAGAGTGCACCCTCGAAGGTATTCGCCGTCGTGTTGCCAAAAGCCACGACGCTCTCTATGGCCCCAGCCATGCCGGTCGCGGCATCGGCTTTGAGATCATAAAACATGGTCGTGGCGCGCGATCCCGCGGCATTGGCGCCCATCTTGATCCGGTCCCAGACCTCGACGGCGACATCCTTCAAAAGCCGCATCGCCTCACCGAAGCTGCCTGCGCCGGAGACCAACCGGGTGAACCAATAAACCAGCTCGCCTGCGCCAACGATCAACGCGCCAATGCCGGTGCGGATCAACGCGCCCTTCAGGACCACCAGCGTGGTGGCGAGGCCTCGGACAGAGAGCGCCGCGGCGGCCATCGCCGCGACCCAACGTCCGGCGAGGAATGTGGCAAAGGTCCCGGCGTAGATCGCCAATCGGTCGAGATTGGCGAGTACCGCATCGAAGGCTCGGCTGATCGGGCTGGTCGAGACCGCCAAAGATACAAAGGCGTTGGCCGCGGCCTCCAGTGTGGGTGCTAGTGCGACAGCGATCCGGTTGCGCACTCCAGTAAACACCTGGCCGATGCTGACCAGCGCCAATTCGGATCGACGCATCGCGGCAATCGCGTCCGCATCGAGCACCGCCCCAAGCGCCTGCGCCTGTGCTCCAAGCCGGGTCATCTCCGCGCCACCGTTTTGCAAGAGCGGGATCAGCCGCGTGGCGTCGGACGCCATGGCCTCGAGATAAAAGGTCATCTCCTGTTGGCTGACGCCCGCCCGCTCGAGGCTGTCGACATAGAGTTGCAGCGATTCCGGCCCCGAGAGCCGGGCGAACTGGTCTGCCGTCACGCCCACCCTTGGCGCGATGTTCTCGAAGAAATCCGCCATAGGACCGCCGCCCGTCTGCAGGAAGTCTCCCACCCGGTCGTTCACGTCCTTCAGGATGTCGGCCAGTTTCTCTTGCTCGATCCCCACAGTGGCCGAGGCCGCCGACCAGCGCTGGAAGACCTCTGGGGTCGCATTCGCCACCTGGCTGAGTTGGCCGATTTCGTTGGCGGCGGAAACCGTCGAACGGGTCATGGCGACAACGGCACCGGCCAAGGCAGTCGCAGCAGCAGTCGCCGCGATCCGGGCCCGGCGGGCAAAAGCCGCCATGCGTGCGTTGGCCTGGTCCATCTCGCGCGAGAGACGCCCCAAGCCACGGCTACCCGCCTCGCCGACGCCTTCCAACTCGGCACGCACCTGGCGCCCACCAGTCGCGGAGAGGCGGACGGATACCTTTTTCTCAGCCATGTCGGTGTTCGATCTCTTCGTTGGTCTTGCGCACCATCACGGCCTCAATGGGAGGCAAGAGTTCCGCGATGATGAGGGGCGGGAGCCCGAGTGCGGCGCCGAGTTGCAGGGCCGCGCCCATGTCCCAGCCCAGGACAGCGCTGCCGCTCATGCCACCAGCCACCCGAACCTGTCCGCCGAGGCGCTGTACCAGATCCCAGACCTGCCAGCCTTCCAGGGTGAGAGGTTTATACAAAGTGCGCGGGCATTCCGCGCAAACGGATAGGCATGCGGCGCAATAGTCACCGCCCCCGCCGAACTCCCAGTCGGCGAGAGCGGTCAGGCGTTTTTTTCCGCATCCAGAATAAGCGCGCCTGCGATGTAGCGGGTTTGGAAAGCCTCGAAGATTGGCCAGAGTTCTAGCAGCGCGTCGATGCCCTCGGGCGTGAGAGGCAGTGGCTTGCCGTCTTCATCGCCCACGCCTTCCCAATCCTTCACGACGATGCGGGCAACGGCCTTGGCCACGATGCGCGCGAGGTCATCGTTGGAGGCGCTGCCTCCAGAATCTGCTGCTGCTGCGATGATCGTCGGATCGCTCCGTGCGGCCAACATGATGGCGGTGGTCAGCGGCTCCACCAGCAGGCGAACGCCATGACCCAAGTCGAGCCAGCGCGGCTCAGTAGAGAGATTCAATCGCAACATGGTCAGTAAACCTCGCGGGCGTTGGTCAGGGTGACGGTGCACATCCGGCCCACGACGGGATCGCTGGCCGCCTGCCAATCAAAGGTGGCCTGTACACCTTGCGGGCCCGAGATCTCGATCCGCGGGCGTGGAAGGTAAACAGCGTGGGCCGTAACGGTCA